AGCGAATAGAATTATGTCAAAATTCTTTTAAAACGTTTTTCATATCTTCCAGAAGGATTCAGTTCAGGATGATAAATATCTTTTTTAACATAATAATAACTTTTTTTATTTAAACAATTTTAATATATATTATATATTAAATAATGAATATTATATATTAACTAATTAAAAAACTTTTACTACTCATAATTAATATTAACAAAATGAACAATAACAAATCAAAAGATTACAAATATATGATTTCTAATGATATCAAAGAACAATTATACCTTAAGGGTCAAAGAAAAGTAACAAATAGAGCCAAAAAATTTATTATTAGTCATTTGAAAAAGGCCTTGGATGATCATCCAAAGTGTTTAAAGACCTCTTACAGAATTCATATGACAATTACACGTAACAAACGTCCCCTTTATAACATCACTTTTGAAGCTGATAGAAATGAATATAAAGATTGTTCTTATAATCAATTACATCTTAGTGATTTGGATGAAGATATTATATTTTTAGAGAATATTTCTGAAGTGGCAAAGTTTTATAATTTCCATTTTGATTTCTTTTATCAACTAAATGTATAAATATGAATTATCCAATAAACCTTAAATAACCATTTAAATATATAAATTATAATTTACATTAAATGTTACATTTTATATTTTGTTTATCATATCATGTTTATCTTAAAATAAAAAACATAAAACTATTTAAAAGAAAACAAACTATAACCATATAGTCATATTTTACCAGTATGCGGTTATATGATTCGTCACCCGTCCATTTTTTTTTTATATATATCTTTATTATATAACCATGAACAATAAAACGTTATATAAGCCATTTGTTTCGAAGGCTAAAAATAAAAAATATAGTGTATATGTTAAAGGCAAAGAAGGTAAACCCAAATTAATCCACTTCGGAGATCGTCGATACAAACAGTTTAAAGATAAATTAGGGCATTACTCCAAATTAGACCATAACGATGAGAAACGTAAAGAGGCATACTATGCGAGACATGGAGAAGCAAAATCGAAAAATAGTAGTAAGTGGTGGTCACACGAAATATTATGGTGAAGGGTCTGTTCTTATATATTAATGTTTAAATAAATAGGACTAAAATATAATATTGAAATACAATTATAACATTTTAATAAAAATGAGTGTTTATAAATTAACTTGTACAAAAACAGGGTTGGTATATTACGGTTCAACTAAAAACCCTTTGAATGTGAGAAAAAATAAGGGTTGGTATCATTGTTCTTGTAAAGATTTTGTAAATCCTACAATGGAATGTGTGGAAAAAGTGGATAATTTAAATAATTTACTAATCCGTGAAGATTATTTTATTAGAAATAATGAATGTGTCAATAAAAATAAGGCAGTTTATAATAAGGAAGATCAAAAAAAGAAGAGATTAGAACATAAAGAAGACAAAAAAGAATATGATAAAAAATATAGTAAAAAAATAGTTTCTTTAAAAAAATACCATTGTAGTTTATGTAATACTTCATGTGGAAGTCAAAGTAAGTTAAACCGTCATTTAAATGGACCAAGGTGTAAATTAAAACAGAAATCGTACGAAAAGTATGGGGAAAATTGGAAAGAACATTATTTAAATGATAATAAACAGCGATATGAAAAAACCCGAAGAGAAAAAAAAATAAATTGTCCCCATTGCAGTAAAGAAATGAATAAGAGCAGTTTACTTAGACATATAAAAAAATCATGTAAATCATTAGAATTATAATATGTCTTAAACTCATTAGAATCTATGATAATTTATAATATTTTATTATTATGGAAAATAAAAAAGAGAAGTTATGTAATATGATAATATTAGATTATCCGATTATTAATATAATACAAAAACTAACAGAAATAAATGAATATATGTATATTAACAAGCAAGATAAATTATTCAATGAAATTATATTTAAACCTTATGTAGTGAATAATTATTCATTAGAAGAAAATAAAAAAGAAAAAATAATATATATATATGATAAAATAGTAACTAAAATATTAAAAGTTACTCGTGAGTTTTATTAATTTTTTTTTTAAAAGATGTTAAATCTTTTCTTAGTTTACGATTTTCTTCGCTTACCTTTATAAATTTTTCACTTAAATCTTGAATCTCTTCTTTCATAATTTTTAAATCATTTATGACCTTTTGGATTACATATTTATTTACGAAAACCATTTTTATGTACTCTTATTAATAGTGTCTAATTTTATTTTTAAATTATAAACTTCTTGTTTTAATTCTTCTATTTCCTTTAAATATTTTTTATGATAATACTCTCTAAATATCTCTCTGATTTTGCGTCTACATATCATTTTATAGAAACAGAATGTGTCCCTTATATAGTCGCGGGTTTTATGTTCTTCCCATATCTCATAATTTATATATTCCATCTTTTTAAATATAATATATTTATATTTAAATAAATTACAGTAATTCGGCCCTTCTATAAGTAAGAACAAGTGTCACTGTATAAGATTTTGTTGTGTATTCGTTTCCATCTTGATCATATATATTCCATCCATTAATACTTTCATCGATATTTTTAGCTGGATTCCATTCATATTCTACTTTTGCGGATGAAACAGAAGAAGTTGGATCATTAAAAACAGGGAATGCATTTGAAACTTCGTAATTCGTGTTTACATCAAAATTATTTAAAAATGGAAGTTTAACCCATAAGGTTTTAAGCGCTGAGTCTGCACTATCAAGGTCTATCTGATAGTGAACTAAATTCATAGGTTGTTTTGGAACTGACCCATTTAATACAATTGGAGCTTTTAATCCGCTTGACGAATCGTAAGATAATTGTAAAATTAATAATGGCATTATATTTTATAATATATTTATATATAAATAATATATATTTTAAATATAAAAATGTTTAACGATTGGGTTAATGTAGATGACAAATTAGAAACTAAACTTAATAAAAAAATATGTTTATTAGAAATGAAATTTAATAACAAGTTGAAAAAATATAATGAAAAACTTAATCAAATTATGAAACTTTTAAATAACACTAATTCTAACGTTGAAAAGGTTGATATACATATATTGGATGCATTGGATGAATTGGAAAATATCAAAAATATGAATAAATATAGACATCCATTATGTAAAACACAATTAAGACCCGTGTTATTTAAGAATAAAATATAATGTTATTATATTACAATATGGAAACATACGATGAAAATGATTCACCTGAAATAGTGGATTGGAGTAAAATCGGAAATGATTTAGATTCAATCTGTATGTGTATAAGTGCAAAACGAAGATCTGGGAAAACTTATTTATGTAGAGAATTATGTTATCATTTAGGGAAACAAATGAAATGGGATCTCGTTATTTTATTTTCGGAAACTGCAGATTTTAATGATGATTTTGATTATGTTTCTGAATATTATAAATATAATCATTATGATGAAGATATATTAAATAGATTTATTAAACAGCAAGAAACCAATATGAAAATTTATAAACAAAAAAAGAAGAAGAATCCAAGATATGATAAGGAACCGCCACATTTACTTATTATATTAGATGATGTTGCTCATACGAAGGAAGTCTTTTTTTCTAGAGCAATCGGTCAGTTAGCTGTATTAGGACGTCATATAAGATGCAGTTGTATAGTATTGACGCAACACCTTTGCGCTTTTAGTCCTAAATTTCGACAAAATTGTGATATATTAATAACATTCCGGGATCCGGACTATAATTTAAAAAAGTATATAATTGATTCATTTATGACATTAGACGTAAATTCAAGAAAAGAAGTAAAACCCTATATTGATAAATGTTTTGGAGAACCATTCAAAGCTATGGTTATTATGATATATAAAATTCAAGAAGCATATAAATTATCTGATTATGTAGGATATTTTAAGGCAGGTAAAAACAAACCTAAATTTAAATTAGGGCAAAAAGAATTTTGGCAAAAGGATTTAGCCTTAAGAGATAAAAATAGTTCTAAAAGAAAAGGACTTAATACGAAGGATATGGATTTTAAACATATTATATAATTATTTAAAAGAAAATTCTAATCTAATTATATAAACTAAACTATAAATAAATTATGTCAGCTACTCAATCTTTATTGCAAAGAGCTGAAGAACCAAAAGTAAATAATTATCAGGTGGAGCCTGGATTAAATATTAAGGATAAACAAAATCAAGAGGAAAATGGGGGCCCGGATGTTTCTAAATCTTTTAACGAAAAAGCTAAAGCCAACGGTATTGGGTTGGAGTCTACAAATCATTCAAAAATGGAAAGAGAATTCGTGGGACAAACAGAAGATATAGTTCATAACCATATTTGGCAACCTGATGTAAGTACTCATAAACAATATCAAAATATTAGAAATCAAAGATTACGTAGAGAAAAAGAAAGAAAAGAAATGGCATCTGTGGCTTATTCAAATATTCAAGATGATAGATTTAACTTACATGAAAATGATTTATTTGGAAATGATTTAAATAATAAAGCTAAATTTTTTAAATCATGTGGAGCATCTTATTATGGGGCAAATGGTTATAGACGTGCATTCAGCAGAAGAAACCGTCATGTTTTACAAAATTCTGATGTAACTGAAAGAGGGTTAGACGGATTTAAGAAAAAAGAAATAAAAGATACGATTAAGGGACATCGTAATACTGAAGTAGATTATAGACAAATTGAAGATGATGGGGGTTATACACTGGATTGTTTTAAAAATCGAAAAACGATGAAAGCGGTCAAAAGTCATCATGGTTTAAATTTTGATGTAATCACTGAATACAACGTTCGTAATGATCAGAATCTTATGTTTGGTCGTCAACGAAAAAATGTAGATTCTCAAATTGAAAAATATAAGAAAAAATATACGGACAATAATAGTCATAATTCAGGTGCAATCCGAAATGTAGCGGGACGATTCCGAGGAGGTTTCGAACGACGGAATATGCTTAACCAAGCACAGAAAGCTAATAGTTCCCAACCTGAGCATGAATTTAGTATTGCAACAAAACATCGCCTTAACTTGGAATCATATTATTATGACTTTGGTAATGACCAAAATGCAGACGCATTAATTGATCAAGATAAAAAGGATGATGAATATAAAGATTCCGTTAAAAATATTCAAATCTAATTATAATAAGACCTTTTTTTTTTATTTAAATAAATATTATTATTATAAAACATAATAAAAAAATGAACCTTGGTCAATTTTTGTCTTCGATTAATAAGATATCTGATATAGATTATGGTGATGACAGTCAACATAAAAATGTTCAATTATTGTTTAAGGAATATTCAAATTGTTTAACTAAACATAAGGACAAGGAGAATACTCCATGTTTTGGTAAAATTGAGAAAAAAATCCAGGCATTTGAAAAAACAGTGGAATCAGATGATTTAACAACTGACCAAATTATGCAATTATTATCAGATTGGTTGGATAAACAAAATGAGTTAAAACAAGATGAAGAAGACCCAAATTTAGAAAAAGAAGATGATAACGAATTACCACAAGATGAAGATGAAGATGAAGATGAAGATGAAATTACACAAATTGAAGCACCAGAAACACCAGAAGAACCAGAACCAGAACCAGAACCAGAACCAGAATATGAACCAGACATAGCAGATTTAGATACATCAGTTAATGTGGGTGATATTAATTATCAGGGAAATGTAATTGATCGATATAGTGGTGATTCTTTATATTTAGATGCTATCATGTTAGAAGAATTAAATGAGGATTTATATAGGAAATTATATGATGAAAATGGATTTTCAGATTCTCTAAGTTATTTCGAAACGGGAACAAGCAATCCTGTTTCTATTCCCGCTATAGTACTAACAGACGAAAGTGCATTAAATTATTTGGAATCATATCTCTATTACATTTATAAAACTTATTTGGAAAATTCAAGCGAAATTACGGTGTTTGATGATCAAGGCGGCGAAGAAATATATTATGAATTTTCAGAAGATCAATCAATTAACGAAATTTTAACAAATATATTAAATTATTATGAATATGGTGAAGGGGATATATCTGATATAATTAATATGTATGGATCTGGAACAGTGGCAATTATAGATTATTATGACGCAGAAAATGGTTATAATGCAATTGAAAATTATTTCGCCGATTTATCTAAATTGGGAAATGAAATAGATAATTTAAATGTTGATTATACATTTGATGATTTGACCGATATATATTCTGATAATTGGACTGAATTTGATGATACAAACGATGTCAGTAGACAAGCTATTATTGATTATTATGTAAATACTGGCAATTATGTTTATGATGAGGACACTGATCAAATATATACAAATGAAGTATGGGAACAAATGGAATTAATGAATCCCGAAGAAAAAATAAAACAAGAGGATTTATTAGAAGATTATGTTAGTGATAAACAGACTGATTATTTTATATATGGTGTTTCACAAGATGGGAGTTATATATTGGATTCCGCAGCATTCAAATTGTTATATCCAAGTTTATACCAGGAATTATTGAATGCGGGATTACTTACGGAAACTACATATTTGGTTGGCGGTCAATATTCTAGAACATCCGGTGTTTTATTAGATGAAAGTATTTCCGATATTTTTATGTCAGCATATATGTATCAATTTTATATTACATATTTAAAAGATTTATCAGACATTCAAATTTCAAATTTATCCTCTACAGATTCCGCATTAATTTCAATTTTTTTAACAGCATATCAAACATATTCCGCAGAAGATGCTTATTTACTTATAAAATCATATATGCAATCTGATAAATATGGCGAGGATGTTGCTGATATTATTCGAACATATGAGGAGGATGGTGAAAGTAGAGTTACGAACCAAATTTTCACGAAAATTTCAAATCTTCAGACAGCAATGTATTCTGTTTATAATGATGTTTCATATGAAGATATATTCAATTACATTGATTCAGACTATGATACATTTCTTTATAATTCATATGATGAGGATAGTATTATAGAATATTATGAAAATACAGGGAATTATATATATGATGATACTACTAATCAAATATTAACAAATAAAGATTATTACGAATTATATGATATTGATTATATAGATTTATCAGCGCCAACAGATATAACCAAAATTACTCAGGAAGATATAGATAAAGGGTATGATATGGATTATATTCTTTATGAATACGATGGCGAATATGCATATACTAATACTATACGAAAGGTATATCAAAATGATGAAGGAGAATGGGTTTATAAATATAATAGTGATTCAGTGAGTGCAATGTATGGGTCATTTTATGATAAATTAATAGAAGAAGGAATAATGAATTCTGATGGTGAAATAATTGGTTCAGCCGGTGATGATTTAGCTTCGTTGTTGTTATATTCCGTTTATTATTTATATATACAAGACAGTTCGTATAAAAGTATGGATGGTCAACAACCAAGTTTATTTTTTGGTCCATCTATGGTTGGTTTAACCGATGAAGATATTGAAACTATTGGGGAATTACAGAATTGGTATAATTTATATGGAAATTTCGATGACATTACAGAAAGTGATGATTATTCTGATTTTATTAAATCCGCGGCAAAATTAGCTGATTTAACGAATGATAATGATAATGACGAAGGTTCTGCTGGTTGGAAAGATGTGTGGCAAATTTACAATTTAACAGATTATTACATGAGTCAAATAAATTCAAATTACACAATGTCAGACGTGTTTGCATTTGCGTCTACACAAGATTTTTATGATAATTTGGCTTCATATATGAATGGGGAATCTATTTCGGAAGATGTTACACAATATTTTATAGATAATGGATGGAAACAAAGTACTGAGGACGGTGAATGGTATAGTCCGGATGATGTAGAACGTCGAGAATTAAATGAGGTATATTCTGACCCAGAAACTGTTTACCAATATGTTGCAAACGAATATCCCGATTTAATTGATTTATTAGATAAGGATGCTGATTTTTGGGTTAAATTGAATGATTTTGCTAAAAAATACGATGACTTAGATTCATATATGTCTGATATGTTTGACAATTTTAAACTTTTTGTTAGCGAAGTTTTAAGTCAATTAGGTTCAGATTTGGTATATAGTGATTTAAATGATGATACCATGACAACATTATTAAATTCATATTTTGATTATTTATTAGAAGTTGATGGAAATATAAATGATGCGGATTCTGATTCTTTTAATGAATGGGTTATTACAACAACAGAACAATTAGAGGATAGTATACTTACTTATAAATCTGATACAATGGGAATTGATGTATCCGCAGATACATATGCTGTTTTTATATCAAAAGTTGAAAAATATTTAGGGAATGATTTAGATCTTATGAAAGAAGAAGGAATGTCAGATGAAGATATTGAAAATTATGAAAAGCAATTATATACTTTATATACAAATCAAGACGTTTATTCATCACGGAAAAAATTCCTTGAAGCATGGAAAGAGTTTTTAACAGCGATAAATACCACACTTGCTGAAAATGAATATTCCGTATCTTCTCAAGATGAATTAAATAATATTGCTTTGGATTATGTTCGAAATTATGGTATCACGGACGATTTAATTGAATCATATGACGAATCTCTTATTACAATTGAAGATAATCAAGTTAGTGTTGTTCAATCTGACGATTATACTAAATTTATAGAAAAAATGGAACAATATTCATCCGAAGAATTATATTTATTGGGAAAACAGGATGTTTCAGATGAAGATATTGAAAATTATCAAAAACAATTATATGACATATATATTAATCAGGATGCTTATTCTAATTATAAACAGTTTTTTTCAGCTTGGAAAACATTAAAATCGAATATTAATGATGGTAATGTGTCAAGTCAATCACAGTTAAATGATCTTGCTTTACAATATATCGAATATTATGGAATTGAAGATGAATATAATGAAGAGTATATAGATTATGATGAAAATAAAAATCTTATTATTGTTGATCCATCCACCAATATTCCTGATGCTCAATTCCAAGAAGTGTTAATGACATCGTCTTCTGTTGATCAAGTTTTAATTGATAATCCACTCGGTGTTTTATATCAAACAAATTCAGACGGAAGTACAACTGTATATTACCATGATGAACAAAGCAATGTTTATTATAAAATAGATGATGATTATGAAGGCGATATTTCAAATACAGAAGCAACTGAAATAACAGAAGATACGGATAACACAGCTTTCCCCTCTGAAATGATGGAGTCTTTAGGGTATTCAATAGATACAACTGATAAAACAGATACAATGGATAAACCTGATACAACTGATAAACCTGATACAACGGATATAACAAGTGATAATTATGAAGAGTCATTAAAATCAGATACATATGTAGGTAATTTATATAAAAATAATTCAGCTTCGTTATATTATTATACGAATGAAGATGGAACTTTAACTGTATACGATTATGATGATGAAACCGGAACTTATACGAAAGTAAGTGATTCATATGATGGTTCTTTACATTCATCAACAGAGATTAATGAAGATAATATTTCTGATCTTGATTTACCTTCTGAAATATTAACAAATAGCGGATTTATATCAGAAGATGCAACAGATAGAGAATTAGAAGAAATACAAGGACCGCAAATCGGTGACCATAAAAATGATATTAATAATAGTACTAATATTATGCAAATAACAGAATCAATGGGAAAAATTGATTTTAATTCAAGAAGTTCAAGATCCGGAAATTTGAGATATGAGATTCCAAAAGATAAGGGGGCTTTTAGTGTTAAATATGATGGGAGTAGTAGAATTGAACAAATTCCCACAGATAAATCCTTAACGTTTCTGTCAGATAATGGTAAACCTATTTTTAGATTGGATGGGAAATTCAAAAAACGATTAACTAAAAAAGAATGGGAAATAATTAATGATAGTTATATGTATGATAAGGATATTACTAAACCGTTTATTGTTGATAAATTAAAAAATAAAAAAGGAGAGTATGTTCCACATGCTCCGAATAAACCTGTATATGAAGCAAAATATGATGTTAATTATATTAATGTTTGGGAGTACTATTTTGAATTAGCAAATAAAAACCCTGATTTTTTCGTATGGTTAGATTCTAAACAAGAGGGTGAAGAAGGCCGTTCATTTATATCGTATGCTATCAATAGAAAAGTTCAAGCTAATAATATTGATATAAGAACTTATAAAGAAACAGGTAGTATATTAGATATATTAAACAGTTTAGATTATCAACCTCATTATTCTAATTATAACGCAGCATCTCAAAAAAAAGAAATATTAGAAACTCACCAACTGGGAATAAATGACACTCCCGCTTTTATTTTAACAGGAAGTTTATGCTGTTTATTTTCTACAATTATTATGGAAAATACTAAGAAGATCGGACAAAAACCAATAATTCAAACAATGGAAGCGGGAATCAAATCAGGGAATATAGAAAATTTTGATAATGCTATTTATACAGGGTTATATAGAGAGGGGAGCAATATCTTAAATTCTATTAAAAATAGTGATTCTATTTCTGAACAAGAAAAAACTGTATTAACTGCTATATTTCAAAAAAGAACATTTAAATCTTTATCAGAATGGGAAATAAATAATAGATATGGGGAAATAATAAATAAATTTTTTGGGAATAATGATACAAGACAACATAAATTAGAGAACAACAGTGGTAAAGTTTTATTTGATATTGGTTTAATCTGTTTATCATATTATGCTTCTATGATGGATAATGATGAAACACTTGGTATCGATACTGATGAAACAAGTAATCTAGTTAAATTAATAAGTGAAATATTAGAAACACTATATCCAAGTCAAAAGTATGACCAAGCTTTATTAACGGGAATATCTAATTTAATTAAATTATTCACAACAGAAATAAGAAATATACATAGAGGATATAACAGTAATGAAGTTGATATTTCCCAACTTATTGGTGATGTCGTTTCCCAAATGATTCATATATGTATCAGGGAAACACCAACCTCTTTTAATTTATATGATTTCTTTGATCAGGAAATGTTAGCTCATATCACAAATAATTTTGGTTTAGAAATGTATGCAAACGCAAATGATTTAGATGGCTTAATTCAATTTATTACAGATGGTTTTCTCGATTCCCAACAATTTAATAAAATGATTACTAAAATTATGGTTTCAACTATGGGGGAACAATTCAATTTTACGGGAACGCAATTATTAGAAACTTTATTTATGTCTGAAGTTCAAGCTAATACTTATATTAATAATCAAAAATATAATTTAATCATTCCCTTAATTCATCCTGAAATATTAGGTATTATTCCACCTGAAAAAGTTAATATTAATTTATGGGGATTCAATTATAAAATCGTTGGTTTGGTAGAATATGAAAAAGAAACACCCATATATGACATTTCTGTTCAAGAAGATATAAAAAAACCAATTACAACAGAAGAAGATGAATCTACATTTATCACTCCCGAAGATGCTGGGAAAAGAACAGATGAATTAAATAATAATATTACTTTAGTGAAACCATCTGATGATGGTAAAAATATTGAACCTTCCAATGATCCAATACAACCATTAAATGGAACACATCAAACAGATGACGGTTCATATAAAGCAGGTGGGAGTGAAAAAGAATTAAAAGATTATTATTATTATACCACTCCCCCGGAATATAATACAGATTATCAACTTGACCAACATAAACAAACAATGAAAAATTTGAGAGGTGGGAATTGGGACCGTAATTTGGAAACAGAATCATCAACTCATATTTTAGATGATGAGGAAGAATACGAAGAGATTCCCGAAAAATTGGATATGGAAGAAGGCGCTCCCGATGATTTTAAAACAAATGATTGGAAATATGCGGCCTTAGTTGAATTTATGAATAACAATTATAATTTATCTGAAGATGATTTTAAAGATAAACTTATAAATCTTATTCCCAATTGGAAAAATCATGATTTAGATTATACATTTGAACCAAGCAAAAACAGAGAATTTTCTTTAATTAAAGATAAAACTACAAATCAATTATGGTGTATATTCAAAGGTAGTCAAACATATGATGATTGGATTAGCAATATGTATCCGGGAATAAGTGCTTTATTTGATGGATTAGATAGAACTATTGGTACTCCCACAAAAGCATGGTATGAACAAGTCATGGGAAAAACAAATCATGTAGGATTTACTTCATCATATGAATCATATGAGAAATTACTGTCAGATACAATTGAATCAAAAACGGATATTGATACCAAAATAAATATAATTGCTCATTCCCGTGGTAATGCTTTAGCTGAAATGTTTTTAAATGATATTTTAGATATCAAACCACATGAAAATTTAATGTTCAGATCCTTTGGGGGGGCAAATTTCCGAACAAGAAAAAACGCCAATGAATTCAGAGATAAAATAGACAAAATAGATATGATTAAGTATTATAATATAGGCGATCCTATTAGGGCTTTAAACTCACTCTCGGATTATTATGGAGTTGGGAAAGATAGATTGATATTATCAAAGCCGATGGATACTGAATATTGGACCGATTATTTTAAAAGTTTTGCTGTTGCACAAAATCCAAATATATACGAAGGAACACAACACACGAGTGATCGTTTGGGAAATGTAGAATTATTTACAAATATCATGAAATCCACATCTTCTTCTTTTTCCCATCATTATGTCTCTTCTTATAAAAAATTATTAGCCCAGAAAAAATTTGATAAAAAATATAAGTCAAAGGATGACCCAGTATATAATATTCCCGGTGCATTATCCGCAGTCGTTGGAACCACTGCTGCATTTGATATTTCTATGCGTAGATTTTTACCAAGTTATAGGGATATTTATATGAAAAAATTATACAGTGGAGGAAGATTTAGCAGGGGAATAATTAGAAACATATTATCAAAGGTGGGAGTCAATGTTCCTTTATCACAAGGTGAAGCAAAAGAAAGTATAAGAACAGATTTAGAGGAAGCCGGTAGCCAAGCAGAACAAATGATGGAAAATTTTGAAATAATGGCGCACGATAATATTAGATTGTCAGAAGAAAATGAACAATTACAACAAGCAATTAATAATATTAATGAAATATTACAACAATCAGATGAACAACTTAATGAAATCTTAAGAGAGTAAACTTTTGTTAAAACTTTTCTAAAAGTTTATTATATAACATTATTATTTATCATGTCAAGACGTCAACCACCAAGAAAAAACAATAAAGATAAAGATGAAGATGAACAGGGATATATGTCTAATTCTACATTCAGTTCCCAACAAGGTGATGAATCTGAACCACCAAGTCCATTACCACTACTACCACGGCCACCAATACCAAGCAACAAAAAGAAAGTTAATTTTGCATTGGGATCTGGAATGTCAGGAGAACCTTCTCAAATTCGACAACAAAGACAAAGACAACAACAACCACGAATGTCGGGGCCTCCTTCTGTTTCTAATCCCAACCCTGTTCGACAACAACAAGCCCGGAATGCTTTGCCTTCCATATCATCATCTGTATCTGCAAATGGACAGTCATCGTTTCCCGGTGTATTACCCACTGTACAACTTCCAAGTGTAAACCCTAATCCACGTAGTTCGGGACGAGGAAGAGGAATGCGAAATAATTACTTTTATGGTGAGAATAAACGTAGTGATGAAGAAAAAGAATCTAAGGACGATTCAGATCCTTATGCACCAGGTGGAGGTGGTCGACGTGATAGAAGGAGACGTGATGATAGAAAAGATAGACGAAGAGATTAGTTTACGTAAAAATATATTAAGAATAAATAATAAATATATTTATATTTAAGGAATATTTTCTCATTCTATTTTATAGTATAAATTAATCCTTAACAGAAATTAACAAATAAAAAAATATGGATATTCAACTTTTAGCAGCAAGCAGTTCTCCTGCATTAAATACAATTTTAAGTGATGCAACACTTGACCCACTTTTATATGATCTAAAGACGGCTTACCCACTTATGTCCCGCCAAAAAGTGTCAGTAAAATCTGGTACTTCTTGGGATTTTGGAAAAACCAATACCTTCCAATTGAATCGATTCGGTATTTTAGCCGGACTCGTTTTAAAATTATCAGTTGCTGATAGTGGTAGTGCTGGAAAACCAGGTCTTAACTTCGGTAACATGACAGTCAAACGTGCAGCATTAACCAGCCATTCGAGGGAAGTCGAACAATGTCTCGACGTGGGAAACTTATGCACGGTTCTTGAGATGCCACTAGGATCCAAACAGAATCTTATGGATCTAGCTGTAAATGATGATCCCGTTGCAGGTACGTTTGCTGGATCAAAAGCCGTGTATGTTCCGCTAAACTTCTCTTTTTGCCGGAATGGTTTATCCATGGCCCTCGATCTTTCCTTCGTCGAACAAATCGAATGTGAAGTCGAATTATCTTCTCTTGCTGATGTTGCAGAGGTCACAACTGGTTTAAGTTTAGATGCTGCTAACTGTGAACTCATATGTTATTACTACAATCTTTCTGAGGCGGACCTTCGTCGATACGAAGATGCTGAATTTTCTCTGGAAAAGCCGTTATCTGTCATGGGTTTTTCACATTACCGTGAAAATGCTGTAACTATAGCATCCTCGACAGGATCTCAGGAAACTGTTACCATGACCTTTAATTGCCCAAATGTTGTAACAAAAACAATGATATATTGCGATGATACATCGTCTTCTGGTAACGTCATTGGTAATTTCCAAGCTATTGACAAAATCGAATATTTTATGAGTGGACGGCTTGTATGGTCAAGTACTGGTGAAGAAATGCAAAAATTAGAAAATAGTTTATTTTATGGTTCATCTTATGGTGCTGGTGAGGTGGCTGGTGGTGCACTCCCAGACGACGCACAAAATATATACACTCATCACTGGGGAGTAAGCAATGAAGCAAATCGATTCAGTGGTGGATGTTCCGGAAAAAATATTTCCGATTGGTCTGCGAAAATTTACTTTACAGCAGCATCTTCCAGTAAAGCTTACCGATTCCAAGCAGTACATGAATACGTAAACATTGTTTCTATTTCCGGAGCAAGCGGAAAGATCGGCGTCTCACTTTCTCTCTAAATAAATTAGAGAATGTTAAAGATATTGGTGAATAGATAAAATAATTTACATTTAAAAGATATTTTTTATAAAATTAATTATATTAACTATAATATAATGTTGAATTTATTAAGACAAGAATTAAAACAAATAAAAATAAAACAGAAACATTTAGAAAATCTAATAAAACAATTAGAAAAATCAATTTATGAAAAACAACTTCCAAAAAAAATATTTAAATTTCGGTTGTAATTTTTTTACAAATTTTATAATGATTTCTTAGATTTCTTTCCTGTAATTCCTTATTACAATGACTACAATTTACCTTATTTTTTCTATAAGTTTTTAAATATTCCTTTTTTTTATCTTTATTTATTTTATCATAGTTTATATGGTATTCCCGTAGTTTGTCTTTATTTTTTAATCTATATTCTTTAGCATAATCACATATATGTTTTTTATGTTTTTGATAATATTCTTTCATTTTATGAATCATGGAATCTCTATTTTTTAGATAATATTCCCTTCTATATTTTATAAAATTATCCTTGTTTTTTTCATAATATTGTTTAGCTTGTTTCTTTAGTTTTTCTTTATTTAAATCACGATATTTTTTAGCTTTAGCGGCTTTTATATTTGACATTATATTATATTATATTATATTATATTATATTATATTATTACTATAATATAAACACATTAAAAAAAATAAAAATAAAGGTTATAAACAGACCTTCTTACATGATTTCTTTATATGTCGATTCATATTTCCTCTTGTTATCTTTTTTTGACAATATTCACAATTTATTTTTTCACTTTTATCTATCTTTACATGTGGAATATAATCCGGTCTACTTTTACATGTTTTTTCATGTCTAATAATATGGGTTTTATTTTCTCCACAATATTGACATTTTTTTATATGTTTCCCATCTTTTTTATATTTTTTCAAATATTGTTTTTTTTGTTCAGAGAGTTTTTCTTTATTGGTCTCCCTATATTTATGTTGATAATCTTTCATATATTCCTTATGTGTTTCTCTCCATATTTTTTTCGATATAGACACATCTTTCTTTGTTCTTATTGGATTATAAATATTTAATGTAGAGTTTAAGTGTTCCTTCCAATATCGTTCCCTTGCTCTCAGTTCCAAATTATCCTTACATGGATATTTTTCAACTAATACCATCTCCCAGTTTTTCATTCCACCATTTTTATCCATAAACTCATAAGCGTTTAATCTATATTTAAAATTCTTCCTAATGTAATCATCTTTATGATTTTTCATTCTACTTTTAAAATTACATGTGGATCCCACATAAACATCTGTTACCGTTTTGTCTAAACAGCACCATTTATATATCATTCCTTTTGAAAAATCTTTTTTTGGCATTATTTAAAGGAATAGTTGATATGTAATATGAAAAGAAGATGTAATTATTTGGAAAATATAAAATATGATGTAAAATAATGTCAATATATAAATATAGCATATATTGTTTAAATATATAAACAAATAAAAAAAAAGTTATAAAAAGCGTTTACGAACTAAAACTTCCTTTCGTTACCCAAACCCCAGTTTCTTTCTTTTCGAACCGAATTGCTCCTCCTCCAGGTGCGACGACGATACGCCATGACCCATTACTCGCATCATTTCCAAATCTAAGGGCTTTGCTTACAGCTGTCTGTATATCTCCAGTTGTTTCCACTGTTTGGGCTCCGAAATCGGGGTCAATTTTTGAACCTGCAATAGCCGCAGAAGCATTAACATCCGCATTTACAATTGATTCTGCACCATATTTTCCAGCAACAACAGCATTTGCAGCAATAGCAGCTGAGTCAACAGCATTATTAGCAAGTTTATTAGCATCAACACTATCATTCTGAAGCATACTAGTAGTTACCTTATTACTACCGATTGTAGTCACACCCGTATTATTGATCGTGATATCTCCAGATACTGAAACGGCAGTTGCAACATTAGAACCATTATAAATAATCGCCTGTCCACTAGTACCTGCTGGTACTCCACCTGCATACGTTTTTAAATTTGCAAGTGTCATCTTTTTGTTAGATGTTGTAGAAGCATCATAAATTAAAAATTCGTCAGCATCAGCTGCACTAGCTTCTGCGGTCGCACCGTTAATATCTACCTGAGTGGCAGCAATAGAAGTACCATCATGTAAAAGTGTCTGTGCTGAAGTAATAACAGGTAATGTATATACTACATCGCCTGCAGCTGTTGGATCAGAAGCTAATTGTAAACTGATCGATTTAGTATCATCGGTTGCACCAACGAATTTCACCGTATCTTTAAGGTTAATTTGGTTTGCTGAAACTGTTCCATATGTGTTTACTGTTGAGGCCATAATTTATTTTTTGTTTGTTTGTTTTATATTTCTATATAACTATATATTATTTTAAAATAAATTAAATTAAATATTATTATATTATATCTTAATAAAAAAAAATAAAATCATGTCAAATTATAACAATCATTCAATACGGGCAGATAGAGTAAATTTCATTCATCAAAATGATCACACAGGCTCAGATGTAACATTTAACACATCAGGAAATTTCGATTTCGTCAAAGCAGTTAAATCAAGGGACGGAGTCGTAGTAAATGATAAATTCAAATTAAAGGAATCATCGAATGTATTATATATTCAGAAGAATACAGGAACAAGATCCGTTCCAATTTGGACAAATTATTTAAGTCTAACATAAAAAAAACATTAAAACAACATAAAAAAACATTAAAACAACATTAAAAGAATATTATAGTTTATTATTTAAAAGATTTTCTTTTTTATTATTATATAATAAATTTTATACAAAATGACCAAAACTTTAAGAAATGCAGGAAAAGCGTATAATTTAGATGACACTCTTAAAGATGAGTATAGTGTTACATTAAATGGAGAGAAATACCCTTTATTAACTAAGGCTTACAAAGGGTATACATCAAAAAATTCAAAAGCGGGGAAAAGCAGATTTAATAAATTATTTCATGGAACTCCTGATATGAAAACAGATTATATTAATCAAGTAAGATCCGCTCTAAATATGGTTCCGATTGATGTTGGGAAAAATGATGTTGGTGATGATACGACTAATAAAAACGTTTCTACTAAAGGGAAACAAAATCAAGATAAAAATATCTTAGTTCATTCCAATTTATCCAATGACAAAGCACCCGATTCTGTGGAGGTTTTTGTAAATGAAGCAAAAGAAGCTGAAGCTGAAGAAAAAGAAGAAGAAAATGATGAAGGTGAAGAAACTGAACAAGCCCCTCCTGTAATGAGAAACGTTCCTGTAATGCGAAAAGGCGGGAAATTAAAAGGTAAAAGCCATAAAGAAGGTGGTATTCATATAGAGGCTGAAGGTGGTGAATTTATCGTAAATAAAGAGGCTACTAAACATTTTGAACCTGAATTACAACAAATTAATAATATGGGAAACAATATGGGAAACAATACAAAATTAAGAAGAAGAAACACATTGAATAAAATGAAACGTAAATTTGGGAAAGGAGGTATGTTAAAATATAAAAATGGCGGTAAAGTTCTAGGTAAATCAGAAATTGAACAACCATCCAATGGAGGGGGGTTAATGAATAGATTAAGTCAAGATGATGGGAAACAAGATACCGGATTATATCAAAATGAAATTAGTAAATATTTCACCAAAATGGATTTTACCAGAACATTAAAATATGTTAAAAACAAAAACAAAGATGTTGAAAATATGGGAATGGAACAACTCAGAGATAGATGTAATGATTTAGCCCGAGATATAGGCATTCCATTAAAATATAATGGTTCTGTAATAAGTAAAATGAAACAACAAACATATGAATTATTAGCTATCCGGTTAGCTAAACAACAACAACCCAAAAAAGAAGGACCAAAAAATGTCGGATTGGTCGTTGATATGGAGAGTGTGTTCGGTGCTGGGAGTGAATTAGATAAAGATAAATTTGCGCAACAATATATGAAGGGGGGTCGAGTTGATCAAGAACAAGTAAAACAAGATATGCAACAACCTGAGGATATGAATAATATTGTAAGCCAAGGCAAAGAAGGCCAATTTACAAATCCAAAACCAGAACAGAAAAAAGCATTTCAAGAATTTAAATCATTAAACGCAGGAGGAGGACAGGAAGGAGCTCTAAGTAGAGGTGAAACATCTTATAATAGAAAAACGTTTAACCTAGCTACGGCTTTAGGTGGTAGAGGTATTGAAATGAATTGGCATCACAGATATGCGCAGGAAATAGATGAACCAAAAGAACAATTCCAAAAACCACAATCGATATTTAGATACAGACAAAAAAATAATAAATCAGGTCGTCGAAATTTGAGTAATTAAAATATTGTTATATTATATATGAATATAATTGACGTCATTGAAAAAAATATAAGAAGAAAATACATGAAACCTATCTGTCCTATGTGTAACAGAAGATTAACCCGTTTCAAAAATGGAGATTGGGAAAAACGAGTATATCATAAAAAATGTTGGATAGAAAAAGAGAATATGAAAAAATTTAAAGAACATATTAAAAATGGAAACTATTAATATATAATGATTTTTCTTATTTTATTTACAATTGCTGTTTTTACGATAGTAGGGTTTTTAATACATCAAGCCGCATACGCAAAATGTTTTTGTGTTAGGTATTAACAAAATATATTTGTTCCCATCTTCTACATCTACTTATAGCTGTATATAACATTCTATAAGAATATATCCTATTTAAATGTATAAATAATTTATAATCAGTAGTTTCCCCTTGAATTGAATGTACTGTATAAGCATGTCTTATTTCACATTGTGTTTCCGGTTTCTCATCTTGTATAACAATATCACCGTTACTATAATTTAAACTATTTTTTGTTACGTACCATTTTTTTATATGTTTTAAACTTTCTGTATATCTATTTTTATCCTCGTTTGTTGAGGCAATAATCATATCTTTTTTATCATATATTTTTAAAGCTTCTTCAAATGTTATAATTCGTGCATCATATTGGCCTAGTATATTTAAATTTATTCTACATTTTAAATCAATCTGTCTTCTCAATTCTTTAGAAAAATTTCTTATTTTATCATTATCATCAAACCGTCTAATAATATTTTTATGTCTGTGTTGTTTCATGTTATGTATATCTAATTCAATTTCAGAATAATAATAAAATTTAACAAGGTCTTCATCTAATGTGTTATCCCAAATAGTTATATATTTTTTACTAAAATCTCGTTTATCATCATATTTTTTTGCAATCGATTCTAATGTTATTATTTTATGTGGATCGGTCATTTTTTTTAAATAACCACAACTGCTATTTTTTATCTTATTGATCATTTCATCTGTTTTGTTTCCGGACATGTTTAAATATTTTATAGGATTTAATTGATAACCAACATCTCCAACAAAATATAACTGTATTCCATTATACATTTCCTTTATTTTTGAACAACTGATTTGATTCATTTGGCTCACTTCATCAATTATGAAAACGTTATACTTATTATATATGTTATTTATTTTCATTTTGTCGTTTGATACAATATTAGCAAGGACTTCTGAGTCACATCCAAATTCATGATATTTCGCTCGTGTTAATTTTCTTGATGGCGCAATATATAAAGGTTTGATTAATCCCTTATCTTTCAATAGATCCCAAGTTTTTCCGGAGCCCCCCGGTCCGGTTATACCAATTACATCAGAATATTCTGTTTTCATTTCTGTGTCTATATCTAAATTAAACGTATACTCAAAATTACTAATAAAACACTCACTTTTTTTAACACGGTGCAAAATTGATTTTTTGGGTCTAAAAAAAGGCAATATTCTAAATTTATGGTCATTATAAAAAATTCCATCTGTATTTACCCTAACCACCTTTTTAATGTTCATTTGCAATAATTGTAAATACATATACATTCTTTGATATGACGTAATGAAAGCAAGTATATGGGAACAATGTTTATTGCTTTGTTTTTTCCATTTTAAAACGATATCATCTTTACCAAACATAGTAACATTTTGTGCGTCAACATATTTTTTCATTATTTCGGCATAATGTTTATCGCCTTTTATTGTTGTAGAATTATATTCATTAAAATTAACAGCAGTTTTTCCACACCATAAAGAATAAAATCGCGGACCTTTGGATTCGGATTCTCTTTCAAACATTTCTTTGGTAAAATGAAAATCGATTTTGGAACCCCAGCATCCCGCAACAATATCAAATTTATAGCCATATTTTTTTAAAAATTTAATTTCAGGAGATGGTAACACAAGACCTTCGAAATCAATTTTAAATTTATTGGTGATATTATGAAATTTATTATTTGGATTTATGACATTCTTTATTTGATATAATCCAAGTCCATGTATTTTATTACATTTTCTGAATTCATGTATTTTTCCTAATATTCCTTCATAAAAATCATATTTATTGAAACGTGTGTATGCTTTTGATTGGTCTATATGACATAAGGGCTGTTCTTTATATTCTTGAAAATCAATAACTCCACATATATGAACACCATGTCTAACAAATGATGATAAAATTTTATTTTCAATATCACATATTTTTAAAGGATCCAAAAAATTATAAAGGTGAGGCATATGTTTATCATTAATTTTAAACACATTCGAATCAGAATTAAATACATTGGATACTGTTTTATAACGTGTGTGTAATATGTAATCATCAGTAAGAGTATTTATTTCGTATATTTTTGAACCATACCGACTATACGTATAAAATATTTGTTTTTCTTTTAATTCTGTTAATTTATCTTGTATTTTATAGGAATCCAATTCTATTTTTCTCTTTTTAGATTGTGTAATACCATCCACATGATTCAATCCGGTATTTAAAAAGGTATATCTCCGCTGCGCCCTTTTATCTGATTTTAATTGTCTCATTATTTTTTTTCCAAATGGCTCGTATATTGTTATATTACAATTAATTGTATTACATATTTCCTGTATTCCATCATAATCAAATCCATTCTCATATTGTGCTTCTAATGTTCTCAATTTCTTCAATTGATTAATCAGTTTTCTTTTATATTCCTTGCTTTTTGCATTTGAATATGCTGAAGTTAAATCACTTCGTATTGGTTTTATCACACAATTACTAACTCCTTCCCTAAAATATTGTTTAAATTCATTAATGGGTAGTTGAATATCTGTTCCAAGGTGTATATATATTTTGTCATATTGATAATCAGCAGCATTGTTATAATCATAATAAATATCTCTTTTCCACATATTTGGTGTATAATTAGTATATGAAACATCTGTAACCACTACATTATTAACAATACCTATTAATCTAAACGTTGTTCCGACATTATTTATTAAATAATCATATATATCTGTTCCGGAAGGAGGAGTATCTAAAACAACAGTATTGGCATCCAAATTTCTTTTTATTTTAAATTTTTTTTCAAATAATCGATCACCCCTTAACTCAAATCCAAAATCATCGCGCATATCATCAGTTGCAACATGTCTTAACATTTTTTTATATAAATTTGACCTATATTTAATTGTTTTAGTTTTTATTTTTGTTCCATGTGTATATGTGATAACCATATTTTTATTCTGTTGATTCATTGAATTTAATGTAAAAGTATCATCTAAAAATTTATTAAGAGACATATTATATTTTTATATCTTATATTTTTTTTTTATTTATATATATATTATATATAAAATTTTCTTTTAAATAATAATTTAAAGATTTACAATATATTATATAAATATAATAAAATGGATAAAAAATATACTGAGGAATTTAAAATGAAATGCGTAAAATTTTATTTAGACTATTACAAAAAACAAAATGAAGTATATAGACCAAGACGTAAAAATACCAATGCAATAATGCGGAAATATTATTATAAAAGCCGTGATATATATCATCCTGATTTAAACCCGGAGGGATCAATAGAAAAAAGAATAAAAAGGGTACCGGTAAATAAAAAAAGTTATTATTATGTTAAAAAAGATATTTATCATCCTGAACTGAATCCTTCTGGAAGATATGAAAAACGTTTTAAAAGAATTTTGACATAATTCTATTCGCTTCGCTCATCGCTTCGCTCATCGCGTCGTTTGACTCCGCTATTCGTTTTAATTGTAACGATTTTTATAATATTTTTTTTAATATTTTTGAAAAATGTTTAATTATTAGGGTTTAAACCCTATAAATTCTGTGGTATGATTTTAGTGAGAAAGTAAGACCATTTTAGTGTTGTTTTAGCTATTATTTGGAGATAAATTAAT